AGACTCAAGGGTAGTTTCAAAATCGCCGTCAGTAGAATTAAGGCCGGATTCAAGCATCCACCGGCCTTGCTCACGCCTAACTACTGGATTCATGGGGGTCCCGTCATCAGCCTGGTTGAGAGCGTAAGATTTAGCCGCTTCGTAAACATCATTAAAAGTCCCTGCTGTTCTCATGTTTTCCTCCTGGTTAGCTGTTCCCTGTTTGTGATTAAGCAATACCGTACATTGTTCGGGCTGTCAACAATAAAAAAGAAATAAAATATCATTCCGTGTAAATTTCTTGCTTTCATTAACGAAACCGTGCATAATGCAACCCGTGGCTATGGAGGGTGATGGCGGATCAAATCAGCTTACTGTTACTTGAAGCGCAATCGGAAATCACCGCCCAGCGTGAGCGGCGGATGACCGGCACGTTTGACATTATCATCGGCTTGGAATTGAACGAGGGCGGCATCCGCTCCGCTTATCTTGAAACCCGAAAAAGGAATCGACCCGCAGGCGCTAGACGCTGAGCGGGTTTTTGTGTTTATGGCGATTAAAAAGAAAACACCTGATTGGGAAGTAATCGGCAAGGAATATCGCGCTGGCCTGTTGGCTATCCGCGAAATTGGTAGGCGGCATTCGATCAGCGAAGCGGCTATTCGCAAAAAAGCCAACCAGGAAGGGTGGAAGAGAGACCTCACCCAAGAGGTGCGCAGCAAGGTGCGCGAAAACCTGGTTCGCAACCAAGTGCGCACTCCCAACGCGACTGATGAAGAAATCGTTGCCGAAGCCGCCGAAATTGGCGTTCAAGTGGTTGAGAGCCACCGCCGTGATATTAACCAAGGGCGGGCCATGGTTAGCCTGCTTATGGGCCAGCTCAGGGACGCCGCGAACAGCCGGGCAGAGATCGAGGAAACGATTGAGGCCACGGAAGAAGATATTAAGCGGCGCAATCAACTACTGCGGGCGGTTGCCCTCCCTAGTCATGCCGCTGTTGTCCGCGACCTGTCAACCGCCATGAAAAACCTCATCGCTCTGGAAAGACAAGCCTTCAACTTAACAGACAAGGCAGAAGATTTGTCCGGCAGACGGTTGGTCGTCCTCGATGACGACGAAGATTAAGTTCTCCGAGTTGTGCCAATTTGCTCCACGGCAGAAAGAAGCCAGCCGACAGCTCAAGAATGGCAAACGGTTCCTGCTCTACGGCGGGGCCTTAGGTGGGGGTAAAAGCTATTGGCTGCGTTGGGTGTTGTTGCGGCGGCTGTTGGAGTTGTACGGCAAATTCAAACTGGAAAAGGTGACAGTCATGCTGGCCTGTGAGGACTACCCATCACTGAAAGACCGCCAGCTACAAAAGATCGGTCTTGAATTCCCGGAGTGGATTGGCACTCTCTGCCAGGACCATAAAACCTATGGCCGGTCCTTCGTCCTTAAGTCGCAATATGGGGGCGGTGCCATTTGTTTCCGTAATCTGGATGATCCGTCGAAATACCAGTCCGCCGAGTTTGCAGCCATTGGCGTTGATGAGTTAACCAAAAACACTTACGAGACCTTCACCCACTTGCGTTCCCGTCTCCGCTGGCCGGGGCTTCCGGACTGTGAAACGTGGTTTCTAGGCGGGACCAATCCGGGGGGCGTCGGCCATGGCTGGGTTAAGCAGTTCTGGATCGACCAGGAATTCCCTGAAGAGTGGACGACCCCGGTTGATTTCCGGCCCTGTTTCGCTTTCGTGCCATCCAAGGCGGATGACAACCCACACTTGGATGCCGCTTATTATGCGACCCTACAGACATTGCCCCCCAACTTGCGCAAGGCTTTTCGGGATGGTGACTGGGACATCTTTGTGGGCCAGGCTTTTCCGCAGTATTCACGGGATACCCATGGGTTTGAGTGGGACGGCAAAATCCCGCAAGATGCGCCGGTTTATTTCACCTTTGATTGGGGCTTCGGTAAACCGTTTTCTATCGGTTGGTGGTGGGTGGACGCTGATGGCCGCGTCTGGCGCTTCGCCGAGTGGTACGGTTGGAGCGGCACAGCGGACGAAGGTCTGAGAATCACCGACTCGGAGATAGCCGAAGGCATCCAGCAACGCGAAGCACAGCTTGGACTTGCAGATCGTAAGGTTATCCGCTTGGCCGGGCATGACTGCTGGAACAAGAAACCCAATTACGACGGCGGAGGACAAGGGAAAAGCACCGCCGAGGTGTTCACTGGATACGGGATATTGCTGATAAAAGCGGACAGCAGCCGTGGTCTTAAAATCCGCCAGTTCCGGGAACGCCTGCGCAAGAATGAAAATGAGTTGCCGATGCTCATGGTAGCCAAAACCTGCAACCAATTCAACCGCACGATCCCCAACCTTAACATGGACAAGCACAATGTCGAGGACGTGGACACCAAGGGTGAAGACCACATTTATGACGAAGCCTGCCATATCTGCATGGCCCGCCCGCTGAAGATGCGCGAACCGGCGGACAAACCGCAAAACCGCTTCGCCGCCCGCCTCGACCAGTTGGCCAAGGTGAACGGCTCGTTTGAGAACCAGATGAACAAGGAGCTCGACCCGTGGGGGCGAGCGCAAAGCACGGACTATCAGGACACGATGTAAAGGAGGGAAAGTTGAGCAATTCCATTCGCAAGATCCGGCGCAACATTTTACAGGCAGTGACCGGCAGTCGCACGTTCAAGCACCGGACCCGTCCATTTGTCCACGGGGAGCGTCCACAACGTAAGGAGTTTTACGCCAAGGTTGAAAAGGCGGCAAAGTCACTGCGAGGTGGAGTATGACCATCACCCCTAGCGCCCTTCTCTTCTTCGGCCTCGTCGGCCTGGCTATTGCTTTTTCCCTGTCCTGCTTCGGTCTCGGCTTCTGGGCCGGGAAACGAACAGGCAGACCGCAACGGCTACCGCGCCGCGAGGTTAAAGAACGACTGGCGCGGATGGTCAAGAGAAAGAAGCCGCCCGAACCGTATGACGATCCATGGCACAAGGGGCAGCAGGAACCGCAGGGCAGCCGTATTCCGACGATGGAGGTGTAAGTGGTAAGAATCCGCTGTGAAATCTGTGAAGCTATCGTCGCCGCTGCCGACCCGAAGACCCTGAAAGCGCCGCTCCACTCGGACATGCTGCAACCGCCGGAGCCGGGCTTCGAGTTCCCCTGGCCGGAACCGGTCGGCTGGCTGCATCTCTACTGCCCCTTCTGCCGAAAACGCTTCTGTGTCGACGAAAACCGCGTCTGGCTGGAGGACCGCACCTATTTGACTGTGCCGGGAATCGACACGGAACCTGAAACCCCCGAAACCATCGAGGAAACGATTGTCCGGCTGACGAAGGAACAACTCACGCCGACCGAGATCGGCAACCAGTTAGGTATCACCCGGCAGAAGGTCGTGGCCGTGCTACGGAGGGACAAATAATGGATGAAGCAATGATAAGTATTTGGAAGGTCACTGGCTGGGCAATCGTGGTGTCGATCTTCTGTCTCATTGTAGTTTACCCGTTGGTAACGACCAAAGAATTTAAAGGGTACTACCTGTCCCACAGCGCTGGCGGCCCTTATACGATATGGATCAATTGGGAAAACAGGGCAGACGAGTCAGCCTTCAAAACCTACAACAAAGACGAATTGCTGGAAGTTTACGCCAAATTGCAAAGTGAACAGGCACAGCGTTAACCCCATGCCCCCGGTGGCTGCTCCTCCCAGCCGTCTCATCGTGAGAACCGGGGGAATTTTTAGGTGAGAGACGATGGATAAAATTGAAATCCGTGTTCATAAGACACCGTTTCGTCGCGGGGTTGAATTGTATGTGGCGGTCGGGGATAAGGTTGTCGATGGCTTCAGTTATAGCACCCTGTCAAAAGGGTACGCGCACAGCCCTTGTGCCATGATTGACAACAACGCCGCTCAAGCTCTCGTAGACGATCTGTGGGCGGCTGGGTATCGGCCCACGGAAGGAAGCGGCAGTGCTGGGTCGCTCAGAGCTACAGAGAATCATTTGTCCGACATGCGGAAGATTGTCGCTAAAACCGTTGGGGTTGACCTTTAATGACCCGCTGCCCGATGAAATACGTCGCCGTGCTGCAACAGCCGAAACCCTGCGACACGCTACTGGCCGTTAAGAACCGGGACACGGTGGACGAGGTGCGGAGATGCCCGAAATGCCGGTGCCAATGGACGACGGATTCAAAGGAGACGGGATGATCTGGTTGGGAATGGCTTTCTGTGGCTTATGGACGCTGGCCGTTTGTCTGGAAATCGTCTGGCAGTTTCACCAGGCGGGGAAGATCTTGTTATGACCACCACCCACCGTCAACGCCAGCGCATCAAACAGCTGGACCGGATGGAAGAGATGATGAACCCGCCGTTGCGTCTGGAACTCTGCGGGTCAACGGCACAGACATTTCACTAAAGAGGCAAATGAAGAACGAAATCAACAAAAGAATAAAGAGTGGTGCTTGCGACCCGATAGAGGTCTACCGTTGCAGTTATTGCGATAAAGATAGTGCGTGTGGTTTCGACGAGCATTCTTACGATCATTCTGGCGATGAATGCCACCATCCATTTACTTTTGAAGAAGCAAGACGATTGGCCGCATGTTGGAATTATTGTGAAGGCATAGCCACCGACGAACTCGAAAAACAAACCACCTTGAGAAATACTAGCCCGTCGTGAGACGCGCAGGAGAACCCATGGAAAGCTACGAACTGCTCCCCGCCGAAGGCCATAAAGATGTTGGCAAAGAGGTCTTCCGCATTGCCACGGAAGTCATCAAGGACAAGGAAAAGAAGGGCCTGCCGCTCAAGTGGAACGAGCATTACAAGCAGTCCAAGAACGACGCCTGGCGCAACAAGAACGTCGGCGTGCCGTTGGAAAGCGCGAACCTGCTGCATACCCACCGGCAGCGTACGGTCAACACCCTGACCGACAACGCGCCGACTTTTAACGTCTCCAAAGTCGGGGAGATCGAAGACGACGACCAGTTGGACAAGGTGCAAAGGACCGCTGAATACTGGTGGCGCGAGCAGGAACAGCAAAGCATCTTGGAGTCTTCCGTCAATCGCGGCGAGATGAACGGCTGTGCGATTGAAAAGGTCTGGTTCGATCCGGATAAAGAGCTCGGTATTGGTGAAGTCCGTTGCGACAACATCGATCCCTTTTACTTCGGGGTCTATCCGGTGGATTGCAAACAAAGTCAGGACGCCGAAGCCAATCTACATTTTCAGGTGATGAGCGTCCGGCAGGCGAAACGCCGCTGGCCGGGTAAGAACATCAAGGCCGACTCTGAGGTCTTAAAAGAGTTGGGCGATACCCGGCCCGATACCGCGTCTTCCCAGAAAGCTGGCGGCGCGGGACAGTTTGCCACGATGGTGGGCGATCTGGTCCAAGCCGTGTTTGGTGGGGCCGATGAAGCCAACGACCAGGTGCTGGTCATCGAGTGTTGGTGCAAGGATTATTCAACCGTCAAAGAGACCAAAGGCGATACCGAGCTTTCCTCGCTCAAATACCCCGGAGCGATTCGCCGGGTAACGGTCTGCAACGCCGGGCAACTGGTCTTGGAAGACGCGCCGAACCCGTCGATCAATCCCAACCTGCCCTTGGAACTGGCGCAACAGACCTATCTGTTTGACAAATTCCCCTTCGCCATCGTGCCGAGCGTGGAAGACCCCTGCTCGATCTGGGGGGCCAGTGACTGGGAACAACTGCTCTCCCTCAAAAAGGCCTACGACAAGACTCTTTCGCAGTACATCTATTTCAAGGACAAAGCGGTCAGGCCGAAGATCGTCAATCCGCAAGACTCCGGGGTGGACAAGGCGGAGTTTACCAACGACACCGGGGTTATTGAGCCGTATTCGGCACAGGCGGCCCAAGCCATCCGCTATCTGGAGTTCTCCAACAACGGGCTGATGGTGGAACTCAAAGGGGCGATGGACCACCTGAAAGACCTGTTCTTTCTTGTCGCCGGGACGTTTGAACTGGAACAGGTGCAGGCCGGGAACGACTTGGCCTACAAGGCGATTGCCGCTTTACTGGAACACGCCGCGACGATGATGCGCGGCAAGATCCGCAACTATCAGAGATTAATCCGCGAACGTGGCCGCATGTTCGTTTCCCTCGCTGCCAACTACTACACCGAAGAACGCTGGATTTCCTACGAAGACGAAGGGGTCAACCAGACGATTCCGATTCGCGGCCAGGACCTGATCGTCCCAGCTAAATTGACCGTGGTGTCCGGTTCGACTTTACCCAAGGCGGAAATGGCCAAACGCGAAGAAGCCATGCTGCTCTTTAAAGCCGGAGCGATCGACGACGAATCCCTGCTGCAACAGTTGGACTTTCCCGGTCGGGCGGGCATCCTCAAGCGTAAACGGGAAGGCACCGCCGGGGTGCTGATGCAACGCTTCGGCCAACTGGGTTTCCCGCCGGAGATGTTGCAAGTCTTGACCGAAATCGCGCAGATGGACGACAAGGCGTTCGAGAAAGCGGCCAAGTCCGGCGAACTGCCGCAACTCAATCTGCCGCAACAGGAACAGACCGACCCGCTCCAACAGGGCGAACTGGCCAAATCTCAGGCCGAGACGCAGAAGATCCAGGCCCAGGCAATGCTGGAGAAAGAGAAGTCCTTTACCGAACAGGTCAGACAGAGGGTCATGTTGTCGGGCATCGAGTTCGACATTGAAAAGCTCAATCTAGAGCGCAAGAAGCAGAATCTGACCGAAGTGTCGGAGATCTTTAAATTGCCGCCGAACGACACGCTGCCCTCGGAGAACAAGCCGGGGTACAACGAGCGGGGCATGAAGTCTAATAATCTAGAGGTATGACAATGCAGAAAGGAACGACGGTGGAGAAGTATAGCGAAAAAGAGACAGCTAACGCCAGACGCGAACCGATGTCGGAAGAGGTGATTAAATTCGCCCTCGCGTTGGCGGTAAGAACCGATGAGTTGGCTTCGCGGGTACTGGTCAAGCTCGAACCGGTAATGACTCAGGAGATGCCGTGTCCAGCGGCAGAGTCGTGTAGTCCGGCCCGCGATTGGCCGCCGCTGTTTACGACTCTGCGGGAAACGTTTTTCTCTATTCAGCAAAGCCTGGAGGTTATCGAGGATGCGCTGGGCAACCCAAGCCCGACGAAAAAGTGGCAAGGGGAGAACGTGCTCGAAAGTGGCGCTGTCCATTATTGGTATCTGGTAGAGCCAAGGGCCGATGAGGCTTGGCTATCGTGGAACAGGAGTAGTCATGCCGCTGTACGAATATCACTGTGAATTCTGCAACACCGACCACGAAGCCTTCTACAAGATGGCCGACAAGCCAAAGACCGTGGAGTGCCCGGAGTGCTTTGGCGAATGTACCCAGAAACCCTGTATCGGCCTCATCAAAGGTGACGAAGCCGGGTGGCTGTCCGATACGCGCAAGGTGGTCGATCCGCAAGGCGGGCCGCACTGTCAGCAATTCCTCAAAGACCCGACCCGCTCCAACTATCAGAAGTGGATGAAGGGGGAAGGGCTGCGACCCATGGAGCCGGGCGAGAAGTCCAAGAAGCCTACCGCCGAGGACCAGCGGCAACGGCGCAAGGAGATCGTTGGCGGGATCATGGAGCAGCGACGGAAAGAGAATACGGTGGAGGTGAAATGAAAAGGGACTGTATTGAAAGGGAACACGCTTTACGTCCAAAACTGACCGATGAGTTTTTAGATACCTTAGCAGGGGCGTGTAGGGTCTGCGGGGATAGTGGCGACAACGTAGAAATACAGAATTTTGTTTTGTGGTGCTACGAGGTAGCGGATAAACCGCGCCCTGAATACAAACAACTTGAGGCATACCCTTGCGGCTCTTGTGATGGGTGTTCCTCGTAAAGACAGGAATGTCCTGCCGACGAAGCGCAGGGACCGGAGTTTAACCCGCAAGATATGTGAGGTCGCCATGCTTAACCGCCTCATCCAGCAACGCCAAGCCGAAGACGCCGAAGCCAAGCGCCGCGAAGACCTCTACCCCGACGAAGCGGAACACGCCTGCCAGTCGGTAGTGAGTTTCTGGCGCTGCCGCTGTGGCAAGGTTAATGCGCTGGTGCTTGAGGAGGGACGGCGCAAGGCAAAGTGTGAGTGTCAGTTGCTAACGCCGCTGGCTTATGTCAAGTGGCATGACAGGCCGGTGATTTAATGGCGCATACCCACCACCACGGCAGAAGACACAACCCGCGAGCGGAGAACAACCGGCCTTGGCACGAGCAGATGACCACGCCGGGCTCATGGGTGCGGGAGATGATGAACCAGCCTAAAAGGGCCAAGAACCGGAGGCTGGCCAGAAAGGTCTTGCGCGGGGCCGACCCGGAAGGAATGGCTTGGCCGACCGGCAACCGCAGGCCCCATATTTACTATTGGTGAAGGAGGGAAGATGGACGTTGTTTGCAGTTCGTGCAGGAAAAAGTATGTCAGAATTTCTAGGAAAGGCTGTCCTGTTTGCGAAGGCAGGTTTTACGACCCATTGGAGCAACCACGAAGCACCGACTGCGAAGAACTCGCTATTGATATCGGCCGCCTCACCGACGAGAAACAAGCCGCCTACGGCAACAGTTATGGCAAGTCCGGCGAGGTGATGAAGATCCTCTACCCGAACGGTATTCAACCGGACCAATATCAGGACGCCCTGGCAGTGGTGCGGGTGATCGACAAGCTGTTTCGGATCGCCACCGACAAGGACGCTTTTGGCGAATCACCGTGGCGGGATATTGCCGGGTATGCTTTGCTCGGGGCCAGAAAAACCCTTGCAACCGTGAATTAATGAGGGTATAATACACGCCACAGTGAACGGTTTCCTCATCTCTCCCGGTCGCCACAACCGGGAACCGTTAGTGCCGAGCCGGGAGGCGTTGTATCCCGGCACCAATTAAGAAAGTTCCCGCTCTGCCCTTTGAGGTCTGGCCGTTACCAGCTTGGCAAAAACGAGCGACAGGGCATCGGGCTTGAAGTCCACCGAAAGGTGGCAAGAGATGAGCCGCGAACGCCTCTCGAAGAAGCGCACCAGCCGCGATACCGTGAAAACGCGCAAGTAGCGGTAGGGTGTTTGCCGGGGTCACTACGCTATTAAACCCGGCGAAGTTTTAGGGCTACAAACTGCGTAGCGGGCAGTAGCCGATAATCGGGACCTGTCCGGATAACAAAGGTGACAGCCGGAGAGACGGCGACGTAGCCGTCAACGGTCATGAGGCCCCGCAGCCGGAGGGGACGAAGGGACGGCAATCCGGCAAATTTGGGTCGTTCGCATAATCGGCAGTGCCCCCGGCTGTAACCCGGTAGGAGCTTTTGAGCTTGGAGGTTCAATTCCTTCACGACCCACCAATAGATAGTCTTGCCACCGTCGCCCAGTTGGCTGGGAAGCTCCCCTGTAAGGAGATTGACGCAGGTTCGAGTCCTGCCGGTGGCTCCAACAATTAAATAGTAGGTTCCCAACGGACTCGCACCGACTCCGTTATCGGCCCTGATAGAGCATTACGCTCTGTCAGGGCTTTTTCTATTTCAAGGAGTAGCAATGGATATCGAAAGCGACGCTAACTTCATGGATTCGTCGCCCATGGGACCAGAGGAATTGGGTATTGCCGACCCGTCTGCGGAGACGCAAAACACCGAAGCGGCAGAAGACACCCAATCCGAAACGGAGACCGTAGTTGAAGGGGAACCGGAAGTTAAGGAAGAGCCGAAGGTAGAAGACCGGTTCGACCAGCATCCGCGTTTCAAGGAACTGATCGAGGCGAAGAACTCCCTCAAGGGCGAGAACGACACGCTGAAGAAACAGCTCCAGGACCTGGCCGCCAGGGTCGATGGCATCACCGCACCCAAGGGCCGCGACTTTGAGAAGGACTTATCCGCCCTCGAAGAGAAGCTGGAAGCCGGAGATCTCGACCTGGCCGCTTTCGCCAAGGAGCAGCGCAAGATCCTGGCCGAACAGGGCGAAACCGACCGGCAACGGTTGCTCGCTGAAATCAACCAGCAGGGCCAATTGCAGAAGTCGCAGGAGCAGTTCTTAACCGATCACCCATATATCAACGACGTTCTCCAAACCAAGTATGACGACGTGCAGCGTCTCCGCCAAGCCAACCCTCTGCACGACGATGTATCCGCCGCGATGGCGGTAAAAATCCGGGATCTGGAAACCGCCGCCCAGGACTTCGAGACGGCCAAGGAAGCCGCCATTAAAGAAGCCGTGGAGAAGGCAAAGAAGGAAACCGAAGAAACGGTCATCAAGAACTTTAAAGCCAAACAGCAAGCCCGCTCGTTGGGGTCCGGTTCCAGACCGGCACCGGACGACGACAGCCTCAAGGACACCAGCCAGCAAGGCGGGGTCCGTAACGTGCTGGCGGCCAGTCTCCGGCGGATGCGGGCGCAATAACTTAACTGTCGAGAGACAGCCCATCCCGTAAGAAGGAGTTAAACCATGGGTCTACTCACCAACGCCGAGATCGAAAAGATCACGACCGATTATCTGCTGGCCGACAACAAAAAGGCCACGGATATCTATTTTGAAACCTCCTACCTGATGAACCTGCTGATGAAGCAGAAAAAGGGCCTGTTCAAGATGGTTCCTGGCGGTGAAAAGGTCAAGGTGCATCTGCGCTACGACGGTTCCGAAGCCGGAGCCTATAGCCGCAACGATGCTTTGTCCGAAGACGACCGCGAGAACATCACCGCGGCTTATTTCGGCATCAAGCACTATTTCGGCAACGCCACCTTGTACCGCACCGACGAACTGAGTGCCGCGGGCGAATACGCCGAAATCGAACTGGTAACGGAGAAGGTCGATTCCGCTATGGAGTCGGTCCGCAAGAAACTCGCTACCGATCTGTTTTCCTCCGCTTCCGATTCCTCCGAACTGCTGACCGGTCTGCTCTCGTTGTGCAACGAAACCGCGACCCGCGCTTACGGCGAAATCACCGAAGACGGCGTAGTGGCCGAAGACGGCACCAAGCCGTGGGAAGGCAAGGTCAATACCTCCTCCACGGTGATGAGCGTCGAAGCCCTCCAGACTCTGCGAAGCGATGCCAAGTTCAACGGCACCAAGCCGAACCTGATCGTCACCACCGAAGACCTGTTTAACAAACTGGTCCGCATCCTCCAGGCGCAGCAGCAGTTCTGCAAGAGCGAGGACGTGGCCAAAGTCGGCTTTACCGGGGTCAACTTCCAGGGGGCCGATGTGGTGGTGGATGACTACTGCCCGTCCGGCTACGCCTTTGCCCTCAACACCAAGCACCTCGGCTTCGCCATCCACAAGCAGGGCTATTTCTCCCGGACCCCGTGGGAAAAACTCTCTTCCGGCGCTCGCGGGCGGACTATGAAGATCCTGTTTGATGGCAACCTGATCTGTAATCACCGCGCCGCCAACAAGGCTCACAGCGCCCTGACCATTTCCTAATCCGTCGTGAGACGTACCTCCCATTAGAAGGAGATTTAAATGGCTAACGGTAAAGCAAAATCCCAATTTTCGCAGGGCCTCTTCGCTGCGTCCAGCACGCAGAAAGAGCGCATGGGTACCAAGATGGTGCTCGATGACGGGCGGGTGTTCCGCTACGTGCAGGCCGATACCACCGGGCTCGGCGCGGGTAAAGTCTGTGTGGCACCGGCTGCGGTCGCCAACCACATCAACAAGGCGGTCGGCGTGGCCTACCCGGTCGGCTCGACCACCATTTCCCTGACCGTCGGCAATACCGCCGTCACCGAAGACCAGTACGCCGAAGGTTTTTTGCAGGCCAACGACGCGACCGGCGAAGGCTATCAGTACAAGGTCGAGTCCAACACCGCTTGCGCCGGTAACGGCACCACGGTCATCAAACTCAAAGACCCGATCAAAGTTGCCTTGGTCGCCTCGACCTCCGAGGTTTCCTTAATCCCCAGCATGTACAAGGGCGTCGGCCATACCACCACCGAGGAAAACTGCGCGGTCGGTATCGCCTGTCCCGCCATCGCCGCCAACTACTTCGGCTGGGTACAGTCCGGCGGCCAGGGTATCGCCCTGATCGACGGGTCTCCGGCGGTCGGCACCATGCTGATTGTTTCCGACACTTCCGGGGCTCTGGAAGCGTGCAACGCTACCCTGGATATCGACCAGCCGTTTGTGGCCCGGATGGCGTTCACGGCTGGGGTCGATACCGAGTACAAACCCGTTCACCTGTTGATGGATTAACCACCCAACCGTGGGGGAGGGGCAACCCTCCCCCATTTCAGGAGTGACCCATGGCCCTGACCGTTTCCCGGCTGTACGATTCCGGCCTTGCCAATCGCGGCGCTATTTTATGCGAGTTGGCCTTTGATGCGTCTTATCCTGCCGGGGGCGAATCGTTCACCCCGGCCATGGTCGGTCTGAGCGAGTTCGAGTGCGTGACCGTGCAGAACAAAGGCGGGTATCTGCTGGAGTTCGACGCCACCAATCAGAAGATCAAAGCCTATCAGTCCGTACCCGACATCACCGCCGAAACCGTGGCGATTACCGATGCCGACGGGGCTGCCGCTGCGGGTGTGGCGATTTATGCCCACACCTACGACGGCGTGACGGCGCATCTGCAATTCGTCTCGCCGACCAACGCCAACGGCACCTGTACCCTGAACGAAGGCGGCTCGACCCTGTTTCTCCGCGACGCCGACGGAGCCGCTGGCGGGGTGCAGGTCTATTTCGACGAAGCCTGGAACGAGTTGCAAGTGGTTTCGCCGACCGGCGCGGATCTTTTGCTGCCTCTGGCCAACGGCACCCTGCTGCCTCTCTATCACAACGCCGACGCCGCTTCCGAAGGGGTCGCTGTTTATTTCGACGAGGACGCGACCAACGCCTACGAACGACTATTGTTTGTCTCGCCGACCGATCTGGACGGCACCACCGAAACCGAGACCACTACCCGGCTGCTGTCCGGCGGACAACAGGCGCTCTCCGAAGCGGCCAACGGCACCGACCTGTCTTCGTTAACCCGGATCATGGCGTTCTGCGTAGGATTCTAAATGACCCTCGCCGAACTGCAAGCCGAAATCACCCGCAAGGTTCAGGATTCCTCCTACACCCCGGCGATTCAGGCCGGGCTGATGAACGACGGCCTCGACCAGTTGGCGGGGCAGTTCTTTCTCCCGGCCTTAAAGGCCCAAGCATCCGTTACGCTGCTGGGCACATCCTACGTGCCGCTGCCCGACGATTATCACAAGAACCTGGTGCATGTCTGGAACGATTCGGACAACCGCCGGTTGCGGGTTTATCGTAGCGTCGAACAGATGATTGCCGACTATCCCCGCGATTTAGGCGAATCCGGGGCGTTGACAGCTTGCGCGGTGGAGGACCTGGCCGCGCCGCAGGCGGCCAAAGGGACGCTCACCCTGGCCGAACTACCCGTGGTCGACGAGACCTTCACCGTGGCTTCGCAAGTCTTCACCTTTAAGGCCCTGCGTTCAACCACCGGGGAAGTGACTATTGGCGCGACTGTAACGGCAACCGCTGCCAATATCGTTACCGCCATCGGGCTCGATCTGACCAGTGTGACCGCTACCTCTTCGGCTGGGGTTGTCACCCTGACCGCTGCGGCCACTGGTTACGCCGGGAATCTGCTGGTCCTCACCGAAAGCGCCACCAACCTGACCGTGGACGGCTTAGGCACCTTAGGGGCAACCCAGGTCGGCGGCAAGTACGCTGTCTTGCGGGTACTTCGCAGTCCGTCCTCGGCCAAGACCTTGCGCCTCCATTATCACAAACGACCGGCAATTTTGACCGGCGGTACGGACACGCCCGCTTATCTGCCGACCCATCTCCACAGGGATCTGCTGGTTAATTTCGCCTGTAAGGAAATCTTTACCGAGATATACGGCGACGAACCGGAAGGCGCGGGGCAGAAGGTCATTGCTCTGTATGAAGGGCGTTATGCCCGTGGCGTGGCGGAACTGCTGCGGCATCTCGGACCTGTAGCCCGTGAACCGCAAAAAGCCACCGATAAACTTCATTGGGATGGCCTGTGATTCTACTGCGCGGCACCACCGGCTTAAACAACACCGTTGACCCTACAAGGTTAGGCCCGGACGAAAACGGCCAAACCCCTCTGGCGGTTGCCTACAACGTCGATATCGACCCCACCGGGCGCGTATCGAGACGGCGCGGCTTTACCCAAAAAAGGAGCGATGTTTCCCATTCCGGGTTTTGCGACGGCGGCGATTGCCTGTACGTGTCGGGTTCTTCGCTCTACCGCCTCAATCCTGATTACAGCCGGGAGGAATTGCGAAGCGACCTGACTCCGGAATCGCCGATGAGCTATGTGCAGGTCGCCGGACAAATCTACTACAGCAACGGGTTTCAGAAAGGCCGCGTGCCGCAAGGGGGAAGTGCTACGCCCTGGGTCGCCGCTGACTACCAGGGGCCCGACACGCGCAAACTCTACCACGATCCGCCCACCGGGCATCTCTTGAGCTTCTTCGATTCCTGCATCCTGATTGCCAAGGGCAACGCCGTTTATCGTTCGGAGCGCTTTCAGTACAACTGGTTTCGCCACTACGCCTTTGTCGAGGGAGACCGGATTAACCTGATGCAGGCGGTTCCCGGCGGCTTGTTCGTCGCCACCACCGCCAAGACCTTTTTCTACGCCGGAGACGGCATCGAGACCATGCAACGCCGGGAGGTCGCCCATTACGGCGTCATCGAAGGCACGGCGGCCAAATGCCCGTCCTCCTTGCTCGGTTTTGACAATCTCGGTCCGGAAGTCTTTCTCTGGGCCTCGCCGGAAGGGATCTGCTGCGGGGGGCCGGGCGGCTTCTTTAAAAACCTGACCGAAACGAAACTTAAACTGCCCGCCGCCCTGCGGGGAACAGGCATCGTCAAAGACCACTCTTACCTGCTGCTTTTAGCAGAATAGCTTCCCGTCGTGAGACGGCTCATCCCTTCAGAAGGAGTTTACCATGGCCTTGAAAATCGCTACCGGCCTGCGAAACGCGATGTTCGCCCGCAACAGCCGGGCCAAGTCTTTAATGTCTGCCGCCACGATTTCTTTCGGAGACGGCACCGGTACCGGCGGCAACGACCAGATCCTCGATTCCGGCGACGGGCTGGCGGGGTATGTGGTCGGCGATTTCGTCACCACCACTTCGACCTCAACCACCAACGACGGCTATTACAAGATCCTCGCCGTGGCTGCCGGAGCGCTGGAAGTCGCCGCCGGGTCCTTCACCACCGAATCCGCCGTCACCGCCGGGACGGTGATTCTCGCCGCTTCGGAAAACGGCGGATCGCTTGACGAAGTATTGCGTAACGGCGTATTGGACATCTATTCCGGCTCGGCTCCTTCGACCGCCGATGCTGTCGAAACCGGCACCAAACTTTGCCGGATCACTCTCGGATCGGGCGCTTTTGTCGCCGGGGCAGCCGCCAACGGTCTGAACTTCGACGAAGACGCCATCGCCGCCGGGGTGATTGCCAAGACTTCTGCGGTGTGGAGCGGGGTCAATCTCGCTACCGGCACCGCCGGGTATTACCGCTTCTACAGCAACGCCGCCACCGCCGGGGATTCGGCGACGGCAGAGCGGATTCAGGGCACGGTCGGCACCTCCGGGACGGATCTAGTTCTGGCTTCGGTCTCCCTGACTTCCGGAGCGACCACGACCATCGACACCTTTTCGTATAGTTTACCTGCTTCAGCATAAGGAGAGCTTATGGCTGACGGGGCCGGGGTATTTCCGCTAATAACCGGAACCGCTCGTGGGGGCGGGATTGGTCTAGGCAACTTCCCGTTATTAACTGGAGCCGCCCTTGGGTCCGAGGGCGGCGTCGGTTCGGGCATCTTTCCGCTTTTAACTGGAGAGGGTTCTGTCGGGGCTAGCGGTACGGGCGTCGCAACCTTCCCGGTACTCTCCGGTTCCGGAGTCGGTGCGGCGCAAGGGAGTGCAGCGTTCCCGTCCCTGGTGGGCGAGGCGCTGGCTTATCGTGGGCTACTGGCCGATGGGGCGGGAGCTTTTCCAAGCCTGACCGGCGCAGGGCAGAGCGGGGGCGTTGCTACGGCACTCTTCCCGGCTTTAACCGCCGAAGCCTCCGGACAAACCTCAAGGGTCGGTAGTGGCGCGGGGGTCTTTCCGCTGTTGCGCGGCGAAGCATCCGCGATCAGTGGCCGAATCGGTTACGGAGCAGGGGTCTTTCCGCTCATGCAGGGCACAGCGACCGCAACCCGCGAAGTGCGCGGCCAGGGCGCGGCCATCCTGCCCTTTATCCGCTCATCCGCTACAGGAACTTCCGGCGAAGTCGCCTCAGGCGCTGGGACTTTCCCGGCCTTGACGGCGAACGGTTCCGGCTATATCAACGCGACAGGCGACGGAGCAGGTATTTTCCCGGCCTTGGTCTCCGGCGGCGATTACTACCCCGGCGCGACGGCTTCGGTTTCCGGGCGCTTCGATTCCTACGTTCTTCGCTATTCCCCTCCGGCGTAAGGAGCCTCATGGCCCGCACCACGCGCATCATGCTGGACGGCGACAAACTGGCGGCGGATCAACTGCGGCTGCGCCATGGTGTGCGTTTACTGGAGGAGTTCCGCCGACTGACCGGCTTTCAGAAACTGCGACAGAACGAGCGGCTGGTGCGCTTTGACGATGGTTCCTTTATCCATCTGCATACCCGTTTCGGCGACGAGACGATGTTGTTTTTCGCGCCACCTATCACAAGCCGCGAAGTCAAGAAACTGGAGGAACTGGTGGTGGAATACCTGCCATTTTTCCAGGCGTACCGGGGCTCCGAACCGGTCTGGGTGTTGTGTCGAGGGGGGATGAACTTCGGCCCTCCGTACGAAATACTCGACGCTGAGTTCAGCAGAGAAGACGGAACACGGGTTTGCCGCCGCGACCTGGAAACACTGACCATCCTGCCGCACCTGAACCCACAGGCGACCTATTTAACCGCCGCCGACGATTATGCCGTCAGCGCGGATGTTGTCCAAACCGATCCCAATGACAGCGGGGTCTATTCTAGAACTGCCACCTATGTGGTTGACACCATCCTACATGTCCACCAAAGAGAATCCACAACGCGGTTGGTGGACATTGCCTCGTTTCAGCATGGGCATACGCAATATGAAGTGTTCCAGTACGAAAACAGGTTGTCGGTGGAGGCGTACGCTTACTGGGGGGAGACGGTTTACGGTTTGCGCGAGCAGGGAGCCGTCGCGGACGACGATCCAAACAACTTCGGAGTCATTGCCAGTGTCGCGCCCTTTACCGAAGGCGGGTTTGGCTACACGGAAACGGATTTAATAGTTGCCCAAAACGGAATACTTCGCAACCTCGGGCCGTACTATAAACCGCTCAAGTACGGAGCAGCCTTGCAGGAAGGCGGTTGGTTCTCCTGGGCGTGCTACACCAGTAAAGGCGCAGACGCCGAAGGGAACTTCTTGCGAGGCATTCGCATGGGGATCATGCAGGACGGGGCCGAGGTTTCGGATCTTGTCTTGCCGGTGGGCGAAGTGGACCGCAAGTTTATCGCCGAGGACGGCACCGAACTGCTGTTCCGGCATGTGGACGCATTCGATGCTTTTTCCTATTCCCCCGTCGATGCAGAGTTTGAACCGTTGTTCGGCGTCCTTCGACGCGAGGTAGTTCAGGATTACTAAATATCAGGAGACGCCCTATGGCAGGCGCAATCATGGATAACTACTGGCCGCTGTCCACCCAAGGGCTGGTGTCCAACCGTTTCGGACTATCGACCGACTACGCCAGCGAAGCTTGGGAACAAGCACAAACGCTCCTGGCGCTGATGGGCTCGACCAATTTCGCCGTCGATACGACCCCGCTCGATACGACTTCCGGCCTGTCAGCCCCCAACCTCGGCGACGAACCGATGGTCTCAAGGCCCGACGCCTATCAATCCGGCATTCAGGAAATCGGTTTTCCCGACTTAACCGCCTTGCGTGAACAGTTGGGCTTGACCACGGTGATTCTGCAAGGCATCGACCTGCCGCCTTTTGAGGCCATTTCACCGTCGATCACCCTGCCGACCGCGCCGACCGATGCGATTCCCGACGTACCCGATGGCGCACCGTCCGTCTCCGATCCCGACATGCCCGCCGCCCCGGCCCTCGATCTGCCGACCGCGCCGACCATTGACGACCTGACCATTCCGGCTGCGCCCGAACTGTCTATTGCCTCCTTCGAGGGGGTCATGCCGACCATGGACCTCACCCCGCCGGAGCCGATGTTCGTCTACAACGAAGCGACCTATCAAAGCAACATCGCCGACGCGGTACGCACCAAGCTCTATCAGGATCTGACTTTGGGCGGTACAGGACTTTCGGCGGAAGTCGAGGCGCAAATCTGGGCCAATTACCAGACCCGCGAAGCGGTCAAGCACGAAGCGCGACGGGTACAGGTCACGAACCGTTGGGCGGGGAGCAACTTCGAGTTTCCGCCCGGTGCCTTGGACGATGCCTTGGATGAGTTGGAAGTGGAAATCGGCCGACTGGATAATCTTGCTTCCCGCGACATCGCCATCGAGCAGGCCAAACTGGCACAGCAGAACACGCAGTTCGCCATTACCTCCGGGCTGGTCCACGAACAGCAGTTGATGGGGTATGCCAACCAAGTCGCGCAACGGGCGTTCGATAAGGCCCGCGCCGTGGTGGAAATGGCAGTAGCCATCTACCAAGCCAAGGTCACGGCCTACACCGCGCAACTCGAAGGGTACAAGACCCAGGCGCAAGTCTTTGAATCCAAGATCCGCGCCGAACTGGCCAAGGTCGAACTCTATCGCGGCCAACTCGAAGGGGTCAAGGTCGCCGCCGATATTCAGGCGCAGCGGGTGCAAATTTACACCGCCCGGATTCAGGCCCTCTCGACACTGATTCAGCTTTACTCAGCACAACTCGAAGGAGCCAAGCTCAAGATCGACGTGGACCGGGTACGCATCCAAGCCTTCGCCGAACAGATCAACGCCGCCAAGGCCCGCATCGAAGGTGTGACCGCCAAGTACAATCTCTATCAAGCACAGTTGGCCGGAGAAGAAACCAAGGTCAATATCTACGCCAAGCAGGTCGACGCCTACGCTACGCAAATCCAGGCAAAGAAGATCGAAGCCGACATCGATTTAGCCCAAGTGCAGGCCACTATCGCCGCCAATAGCGAGAAGGTCGAGGTCTTAAAAGCCGCGATCCAGAAGTACGTCGCGGAAGTCTCGGCGCAGAGCGAAGAGGAAAAAGCTAGAGCGACCGCTTACGGGGCGCAGACTGAGATGTACAAGGCCGATGTCTCCAGCAAAAACGCCTTTATCAGCCAACTGGTCGAACGCTACAAGGCGCAGGTTGGCGAATGGTCGGCGCAGATCGATGCAGCGGTCAAGGAAGCCGAAGTCGGCTTGCGCACCCAGACCGCCGTGAAGGAGATCCAGACCCGCGCCATCGAGGCAGCGGCTAATATCGCTGCGCAGATGACCGCTTCAGCCTTATCGTCGGTGTCCGCTTCGGCGCAACTCGGCTACAGCCAGAGCACCAATCTCAGCGAAAGCTATAACGAATCCAACAGCGACAGTTACAGCGAATCGCACAACCATATTTACAACGAGGACTAACGGTTACAGCGGGAGACGCAGCGGCCATGCGCGGCGGCACACTGGCCGATACACTGGCCGTTCCCCTGGCAACTGGCGATACATATGCCCTGTTCGCTGCTGCACCAGCCGATACACTCGCCGATACTGGACAACAGCACAGGGGGCTTGACCTCTTTTTTCTCGGCTTCTTCGGCAAACGCGGGACCGGCCAACAACAGCAAGATAATCAGCCATTTCATAGGAGCCTCCTTTGAATCTAGGGATCTGTACCCGACTGGAGAACCTCGCTTCCAGTCAATACGCCGACTGGACCTTTTCCAGTCTGGTGACGTTCAACGGCAAAACCGTGGCTTTCGGTGATGGAGTCTGCGAACTCGGCGGCGACGACGACAACGGCAGCGCTATCGCGGCAGTCATCGAACTGCCGACCGTGGATTTCGTGCGCCAGGCCCGGTTACGGGAAGCCTTTATCGGCTATGAAACCGACGGCACCTTGCAGTTCAAGACGACTAGCGACGAAACCGAAACCACCACTTATCAGTTGGGCGTCTCCAAGAGCGGCGTCAGTCAGAGCGGGCGGGTGGCGATGCGCCGCACCAACCCTGGCCGTTACTGGATGCTGCGGATTGAAAACACGCTCGGCTGTGATTTCGGCCTCGATCTGGTGGAGATCAGGCCGCTGATTCTCTCCCGTCGCAAGCGGGGTTAAGACCTTTAAATAAACGGATTTTCGTTGTAAAGTCAACGGCTTTTCCTTTAAAAATATCACGCAATCGTGTATTATCAACCGGAAGGGGTGAACAATATGGCACTTGCAGAAGATTTCCGAAAAAGGTGGCAGCAACCGCTGACTCCAAAGGCTCCCGCCGGGGCTCCTGTTGTCGGGGCCGGGGCGGTCAACGCTTTTCGCGGCATGGGTCCGAAAACCGCCGAACAGTTACGCGGCCCCGCCATCCAGCCGATACAGCGCAACACCGCCACCCTCAGCGACCAATTGTTGACGCCACGGCAACCGGCGCAGCCAGCCGCTACCCCGACCACTACCCCGGTCACTACCTCATCCGCTACCCCAATCGCTACGCCCATGACCGAACAGCAGCAGGGGATGGCCAACTATAACCGCTACGCGGCACAAGTCAAAGCCGACCCGTCGCTGGCTCAGCCGAACGTCGCCGACCCGAATCCGCCCGCCGTGGTTAACGTGAACGGGGCCTATGGCAGCACCGGACTGATGAAAAACCCGGCGTTAGCCGCCCTGGAACAGCGCAATCCCCGCGCAAGCCAAGTAGCTGCCCCTACTTCCCAGCAGCCCACCGGCCAGGCAGCCCGCAAGAACATCGACTGGACCTCCCGCTTACAAGAACTGGAGCAGGGGATTCCGCAAGAGCAGATCGACAAGCAGATGGCTTCGGCGGATCAGGAAAAGGCGGAACTCGCTCGTCTCGGCCAGCGGGACCAGCGCTTTCACGGTCTGACCATCGAAGCGCCGAACTATACCCCGGAAGAACAGGCCATGCGCCGCAACCGCGAAGCTCTCTCTTTCCGCCGGGAGAACGCCGCAGCACAACTCAGCCAGGAACGCGGCTACGGCGTGCGCGGCGAAGAGGACCTGAACCGCGTGACCGGCCCGGAAGGACCGCAGTTCTTTAATCCCAACAACCCGAAGAAGGATTACGCCACCATTGATGAAGCCAAACGCGGCCAGAGTTACGATACCGCCCTCAACGAACTGACCATCCGTAAGGGGGATTCGGATATTGCCAGCGAAGCGTTCCAGAACCGGGTGCGTTCGCGCATGGCCGATGCCGACATGCTCAAGGCGCAAGCGTCGATGACGGCGGCGGAACTCTCCGGCCAACGCGGCACCAAGCAAAACGACCCGATCAAACTGGCGGGCGAATACGGCGACCAACTGGTTCTACCTCAGGCCGACGGCAGCTACCGGGTGATGCAGCCGGAAGGCTTACAAGAGGATCTGGGAGCCGCCCGCGCCGCCATGCAAGCCTCGCCCAAACGCGCCAAAGACATTATGGATCGATTCCGCTCTACGTGGGGCGATTCGGTAGCCGCGAAATACTTTTCTGACCTTGAATAGGAGGGCGAATGCCTTTCGACCCCAACGCCGTGTTTGAGCGCCGCAAGAAGAACTTCGGCCAGTATGCCGACCTGACCCAACCGGACCCAAAACCGGACCAGCAAGTAGACCAAAAACCGGCCGACCAATTCGGGCAGTACGCCGATCTAACGACCCCCGAACCGGACGGCTACGTTGAAACCGTCGGTAAGGGCGTCATGCGCGGCGGTATCGGTTTAATTAAGGGTGTGGCCGGTTCCGGCACCCGCTGGCTCGGGGAGTCCTTGGGCGGCGAAGCGCAATTCCTCGCGCCCGGCACCGATACCACCGGCCTGACGTTCGCCGACAAGATCGCTTCGACCGGCAAGACAATTTCCGACGTCTCCGATATGTCGATGCAGGAAGAGATGGCCCCCGATCAACAAACCTTCTCCGGCACATTTATGGAGAACCCGTCGTTAAAACGGGCAGCGGGCATCATTGCCGAAGGGGTGCCTTCTCTGTTCGCAGCCATCGCCACCGGCGGTCTGACCGGCAGCGCGTGGGCCGGAGCGGGTTTATTGGGTTTCGCTGAAGGAGCCGGACAATACGAAGAAGCCCGTGAAGCCGGAAAGAGTGTCGGTAAAGCCTCACTCGCTGGAGCCGCCTCCACTATCGGCAATACTTTGTTGGAAAAACTACCGATTGACGCCATACTCAAGTTTGAGGGCGGGGCGCTCAAGGGTGCGTTAAAAGGAGCCGTCGAAGAAGGGGCGCAGGAAGCCACACAGACCTTATGGCAGAACCTGATTGCCAAGGTCGGTTACGATCAATCCCGTTCTTTAGCCGAAGGGATTGTTGAATCGGTCATCGGCGGGGCCGGGTCCGGCGGTATTATGGGCGCAGGAACCGCCAAGCTCAACCAAATGGTCAAAGCCGCTCAAGACGCCGGAGTGCCGGACAGCGAACTGAACGCCGCCGTCTCGTCGGTCGCGGATCAACTGGCCGACCTCGCCGCGAAAGACCCGCAGGGTTTTCAGCAGAGCCTTCAACCCGGCCCAGCCCCCACTGGCGACCCATCCACCAGCGACCAACCCACCGGCGACACCCTTTCCCGGCTGATGGCCGAAAAGCAGACCGAAGCCGCCCAGGAAGACGCCAGCCTGCAACAGCGGGTCACGCAGAACGTCGAAGCGCAACTGGCGCAGATTCGCGGCGAACAGCGGACGCCGGAAGCCCAGCAAGGCGGCGATGTTTTTGCCCAACAGGTCGGCGACCCGGCCAACGCCCAAGCCTCGCTTAACCGCCAGGCCGACGCCGAACGCGAAGCGGAGTTGCAACGCAAAGTCGAAACCTTGCGCCAGACCATGCAGGTCCAGCAGACCCCGCAGATGGTGCAAAATCTGCAACGACTGGAAACGGAACTCGCTGCTCTCAGAGGCCAGACCCAACCACAAGAAGCCATGCCACAGCCGCAAGGCTTGGAATCCTTCGTGCCGCAACAGGCCCCATTGCGTAACCCGAACCGGCTATTGCCCGCTCCGGCCATTCAAGTGACCCCGGAAGGCACCGCCTTTACCACGCAGCAATACAACGATCTGGTCAACCAGGGGATGCCACAAGGCGACCTCGGCATGTGGGAGCGGGAAATCCCCGGTCTGCAAAAGGAACTCGCCGAAGTGCAAGGCAAGATGGCCAATCTGGAAACAACCCCGGAGAAGTCCCGTACGCCCCGCCAGCGCAAGAACCTTTCGACCTTCAAGGCGCGGGAAGCGACGATTTTGGATGACTTGCGGCAAAGGAATGAGCAGGTACGGCAGCGGCAGGTAGCGCAAGCCGAGCCAGAACAGAACGAAGGTACTGCGGCAGACAACGAACTTAAACACACTTTGATAAACGTGTGGGGTGGGGATGCCATCCGTCGTTCAGCGCCGCCAGAAGTGCTAGAGCAGGCCGATAAGGAGCTTCGTGCCGCCATAGGCACCGCCATAAGTGACGATGAAAAGCACACCTTGGCGTATAATTGGGCAGCTAAAGCCCAACAATATCAGAGTCCGTCAGGCACCTTTAGCCAAGAACCATCGGATATAGGGAAAAAGCTTATTGATCTTGCGCAAAAAAGAGCCGAGCAAAACAAGACCAAGGGAATATCCATCTTACCTTCAGATGGCGGATTCGCCGTTGTGCTGGACGGTTATATTATTGACCGTGCTGACACTGAAGACGCCGCCATAAACAAGGCGGATTATGCCGATCAGGAATTTTGGCGCGATGAAATAGCCGGAGATCCTGATTCGTTTGAACGATATCAACCTGCGGCCCCACCCAGCGCAGAAACGCCGCAAACCGGGGTAGCCGCCACCCTGCAATCCCTCAAAGGCATCCAGCAAACCTTTACCGTGACCGACGACGCTGCCGCATTAAAGGGCTACGTCTTCGCTCGCAACAAGAAAGGCAAACTGTTCGTCGTTGCTCCGGACGGTAGTTTAAAGAACGGCCAGGGGCTGGAAGACCGGATTGCTCGGCTGGAGAAGAGCGGCAAAACGGAGGCATATACTGCTATAGCAGGAGTTAAGCCGGGAAAAACGAGGGTTGTGGGGGAAAATACTGGTACGGCAGTACAGAATTTTACCACTGACGAAGGCTTATCGGTTGACCCCTTCGCCGAACCGACCGCCGAAGATACCCGCCGTCTCGCCGCCGAAATCGACGCCGCCGATATTGAAAGCAACGCTAAGAACTCGGAAAAACTGGTCATCGACGGCTTTAAAAAGAACGCCGAAATCAGCGCCAATAGCCTCGCGCATAGCTGGTATATTGAAGAAGGCTACCCGGTCAAGGAAGTCACCGCCGCGTTGCGAAACTACGCCCAGGGCAAGAAACTGGCTCCGAAACAGAAGCAGATAGTGGCCGCTTGGCAGGACGCCCTCGACCGGCGCTTGAGCGAAGCGGGCATTACCGGTAACGCCTTTGAAGAAAGCGCCTACGAACCGGAATGGAACGAAACCGACCGCCTTATCCGCGACGCTTACGAGATGGCCAAAGCGGTTGACGAAAACGCCGCCGATGCTATCATGGAAAGTAGCCGTTCGGACGCGGAGATATTACAAGCCCTCTTAGCGATTACGGAGCAGAATAATGGGCAAATCAGCACAGAAGGTCTGGGAGCGGATCAAGAAGGACAAACAGACGGGCTTCGTGCCGACCAAAAGGCAACCCAAGCCGCCCAAAAAGTAGGCGACGACGGTAAACCGTTCGCCACCCCGCCGACTTTTGGCAAAAAAGCCCAACCGGGCCAGAATGTCACGACCCTGGCGATGGAAGACGAAATGGCCGTGGCGGCGGACGATGCCAAACAGATGGAGTTCGATTCTCCACCAGAATACGGCACAGTCAAGGAGAAGGGAGGCAAATATGGGCAAGCGGAATTTAATTTCGATGCCGTACCGGACGATACAGGAAAGACTACCGGACGGGACGAAACCGGAGGGAACCTTTACCCCGCAGGACGACTATCCTACTACCGGCCCAAAGGCTACCCCGCCATCCCGCGAAAAATCCGCGCCAACCTCGCCGCGCAAGTAGATCAGGTTCAGACTGGCACCTTTAAACTCGGCCTGTCTAAAGTTGAAAGCGCCGCCGATGCCGCCCATGTTCTCGCCGCGTTGCGAAAGAAGGCCAAGGAAAACTTTGTCGCGTTGATTTTGGGCAAAAACAACCAGCCTCTCGCGGTGCTCGATGTCTCCACCGGCAGCGCCAGCGCCAGTATTGTGGACCCGAAGGTGTTTGCCGGGGCGATGATGGATGTTCCCGGAGCGGCTTCGGTTTGGCTCGGACACAACCACCCGACCGGCAACCCACTGCCGTCAAGGGAAGACATTGCCATTACCGAGCGCCTGGAAGATCTGCTGTACGGCAGCGGGATGACCGTCAGTGGCCATATCGTTATAGGCTCCAGCGGTAACTTTATGTCTATCGGCCAGAACAAGGACGCAGGCAAAGCCACCCCCGCCCCGCGAACCGGCACCATCCCCAAAATAGACTCTCAATTAAAGAGGACATCCAAAGACAACCCCTTAACCGATTCCGAAGCGGTCCTGAAATATCTGAAAGGGCGCGGCAGCGGGGTCTTGTTGGCGAATACCAAAAACATCCCGGTGGCCTGGATACCGATGACGGCCGACGAAATGCGGGAACTGCGGCAGGGCGACATAGACAAGGGGCAATCGCTGATCCTGCGGGCTACGTCTCAATCTAATGCCTCGGTGATGTTTATTTCCTTCCCCAGCCTGGCCGACCGGGACGCGGCGGAGAACGTGATACGCTTCGGCAACGCCGCTGGCTTGCGGGCGCTGGATGCGGTCACGGCAGATGGGGAGTCCTTGGCGCTTGAACGCTCCATGCCGGACGACTCGGCGTTCTTTTCCCGCAAGGACGCCCGCAAAACCGCCCTCAGCGAAAACGGCCAGCCGCTGCAATTCTACCACGGCACCAAACAGGATGTCTCCGCCTTCAACACGCCAAGCTGGTTTACCACCAAAGCGGAGATTGCTTCGGTCTACGCCAACAACAAGAAACAGGAAGGCGGACAGCGGGTCTACCCGGTGGAACTCGGCATCCAGAAACCCCTCGACTTACCTTTCGACGCCATCAAGGACTTGACGCCGGGACAGATCAGAGCCTATCGGCAAGCCGGGTACGACGGAGCCGTATCCCGAATGTCGGACGAAGTGGTGGCGGTACCCTTTGCCCCGGAGCAGATTCGCAGCCGGTTTAATGCGGAACCGTTTGGCACGGTGGCGAGTTTCCAGCGCAACACCGGCACCGGCACCCAACTTGCCGACCTCGAAGCCGGTCTGAAAGACTCTCTGGCCAAACTCCCCGGAGCCCTCGGCAAGGTCCACCTCCACCAGTCGGAAAACGAACTGCCGGTGGATCTGGTCTATATCCTGAAAAGCGAGAACATGAGCGGCCAGTTTGACGGGGTGTACTGGCGCGGCAACATCCATCTTGTCGCCGACAACCTCGATTCGCTGGAAACGGCGCAGAAGGCTTTGATTCACGAAGCCCGCCACTTGGGTCTGGAACATATCCTGGGCGGCAACAAGAAGCCGGTTCTCGCTCAAGCGGCCATCGTCTTCAACAAGGAAGTGGCCCAATACCTCGACCGCTACAAGATTGAGAAGACCCAGCCCAACCGCTTGATGGCCGCCGAAGAGATACTGGTGGATCTGGTAAGGCAGAACAAAGCGCACAAGTTCCTTGATTCGGTGATTGCCAAGGTGCGCGAATGGGTGCGAAGCGTCTTTCCGGGCCTCAATCTTTCCAAAGCGGAACTGCGCAACTTGATTGCCAACGTGGATACGTATATAACTACCGGAGAGGGAGTTGATTTTATCCACAGAGGTGAGGCGATGGCGTATCAGCGGAAGGCACCGTTTAGTGAAGCGTTTAAGAAGTGGTTTGGGGATTCAAAAGTTGTGGACGAGAATGGCGAACCGTTGGTGGTGTACCATGGGACGAAGGCGGATTTTGACACCTTCGATACAGCAAAATCTAAAGATTTTGGAATACATTTCGGCAACATTGGTCAAGCCAACGCCGCAATTGCAAAGACAAAGTTTGAAAGCGCCGAAAATGGAAGGGTTGTCCCTGTATATTTGAAAATGGAGAACCCTCTTGAGCTTGATTACGACCCATTAGTCGTTGAAACGGAAGATTATTATGTGGATGGTAGTTATCACAACGATTTGTTAGAAAAAATTCTTTATGACGCGACGGGTAAAACATCAGCTTGGTATGAAAACGCCACCAAGGAAGTCGAAACGATCCTTGATGAAGTCTTTTCTGCCGCCGACGCTGTAGACAGTTTTGCCACAGGTCTCCTGGAGGCAGATGATTTAAGGGATTTGTTTAACTCCAGCGAGATTAAAAGCTTTCACTCAGCGTTAGGCATCCTCATTGAGAGGCTTGGGTACGACGGAGTTATTTATGAAAATGCGCTAGAGGGGGCCGGTCTCTCATACGCCGTATTCTCCCCGGCGCAAATCAAATCAGCCACGGACAACAATGGCGACTTCAACCCCGAAGACCCACGCATATCCTACTCCCGCAAACTCACCACCGGCAATCCGGAGACGAAACAAGGCATCATCGGCACCCTGTTCGACACCCCGCAACAGCACAGTCTGCGCAGCGCCATCGACGGGGCTTTTAATGCCCTCAAGAGCACGGATATCAAGCAAGCCGCCGACCGGGCGCGGACCCAACTGGTCGACCGGCTGCACCCGATTGAGCGGCTGGGAGAAGAGACCTACCAGCAGCATCGTTTGCTCGGCAATACCCATGCCGTACTAGCCACTGCTCTGCAACACGGCAAACTGTCGTGGGACCAGGGGGCCTTGACCGTTACGGAGAAGAACCAGGGGTTTCTACCGTGGCTGAAAAGCCTCGATGCGGACGGGCGCGACCTCTTTTACTGGATCGCCGCCAAACGCGCCGAAAAGCTCGAAGGCGAAAGACGGGAAAACTGGCTGACCCCTCCGGTCCGCGAACAGCTGTACAAGGAAATCTTTACCGGCCTGAGCGATGAGCAGCGTGCGGCGAAGGAAGAGCAGTTTGCGGCGCACAACGAAAAGTTTCAGCAATACAACCAGAACATTATCGACATTACCAGAGAAGCCGGGGTGGTGTCGCAGGAACAGATCGACTCCTGGATGCGCGATTTTTACCTGCCGTTTTTCCGGATCATGGAAGACCAGCAAGCGGAATTTTTCAGCGGCCCGCACAAGAGCAAGAAACATATCTCCGCGCAGATCAAACGGCTTAAGGGCGGCGAAGAGAAACTGGGCGATCCGATTGAAAACGTGCTGCGTAACTGGTCGCACCTGATCCAGGAAAGCCAGCGCAACGTGGCTAGGGCGAGCGCCGCAGAGGTGGCGACGAATCTCGGCCTGGCCAGCAGGATGCCCGGCAACGAAAGTTTAAAATCACCGGGAGCGCGGCGCGAAAACAACATTATCTCCTTTCAGGAAAACGGCCAGCCGGTATACTTGAAGGTGGAAGATATTGACCTGTTCGAAGCCCTGGCGGAAACCAACGCCAAAGCGTTCGATTCCACGCTGCTGAAAGTCCTCGGCAGCGCGAAACGGATGCTCACGGTTGGCGCAACCATCGGCCCGGCCTTTAGGATCGCCAACCTGCTGCGCGACACGGTGCATACGGCGGTGGTCTCCAAGTCCTTTGCCCCGTTCATGGATACCGCCAGGGGCGTGGTGCAGGTCTGGCTGGAATCGCCCGACTATATCGCCTTCATGGCGTCCGGCGGGGGCATGAGCCAAGGTTGGGTGGATTCCGGCGACCCGAAGGCGATGGCGCGGAGCATTGAAAAGATCGTCAAACGCGAAGCGAAGGGCAATATGCTCGACACCCCGCGCAAACTGTGGGCGTTTTGGGAAAAAATCGGCCACGCCTCGGAAATGGCGGCGCGGGTGCAGCTTTATTCCAATCTCAAAATGAAAAAAGCAAGCCACCTCAACGCGGCCTATGAAGGCAGGGACTTGCTGGACTTCTTTCGCACCGGGGCAAGTAACGCCGTGCGGGTGTTGGCGATGACCACACCGTTTCTCAATGCCCGGATACAGGGTTTGGACCGGCTGTATCGCGGCGCGAAGAGCGACCCGAAAGCGTTTCTGGTCAAAGGGGCCTTGGTGTCTGCCGCTTCAATGCTGCTATGGGCACTGTTCCATGACGATGAACGCTACAAAGATATGGAAGACTGGGAAAAGTGGCAGTATCATCATTTCTGGATTGGCGACCAGCATTTCCGTATCCCGAAAGCGTTTGAAGTCGGCGCGATCTTCTCGACCCTGGCGGAAAGCGCTGCCGCCGCCCTGACCGGCGATGAGGAATACGATTTCTTCTTACGCTTTCTCGGCCACACTTTAACCGAAACCTTTTCGGTGGGCGCTCCCGCCGCGTTTGCGCCGTCCATCGAAGCGTATGCCAACAAAAGCGCCTTTACCGGTAGGCCCCTGGAAGGAATGGCTTTGGAAAGACTGCCCGCCGGGGAACGCAGCCAGCCGTGGACCCCGGAACTGCTCAAGGATCTCGGCAAGGGCTTGAATCTCTCGCCGATTAAAATGGAACACATGATTCAAGGCCATTTCGCCGTACTCGGCACGACGTTGCTCGGTATGGCCGACACCGCGTACCGCTGGGGCAAGGGCACCCCGGCCCGGCCCGCACCGACCATGGACGACCTGCCGGGGCTGGGGCGGTTTGTGCGCAGCGATGCCGGACGCAGTAAGTTCGCTACGCGCTATTACGACTTTGCGCGGGAAGTCAATGAACTGTCCGCCACGGTCAGCCATTACAAACAGCTTGGCGATATGGACAAGGCGCGGGATCTGGCACGGGCGGAGCCGTTGCGTTATAAGCGGTTTGTCAACCTCACCAGTCAGCGGCTGGCCGCCCTGAAAAAGCGGGAGAAACAGGTCTTCTCATCCTCGATGAGCGCGACAGCAAAGCGGGACCGGATCGAAGCAATCAACAAACAGCGCAAAGCCATCTATCAGCAGGCCTATGAAAGGATCAGCCGATGAAACAAGCAGAGGCAGCGGGACACGTCGCGGTAGGAACGCTTGCGGGGTGTCTGTTTCTGGCGGGCGGCTGGTGGATGGTGGCCGGAATTGTCGTGCTGCTGATCTGGGCGTTAAACAGTGGATAAATCTCTTGTCCTTTCCGTATATTTAATGTAGAATACATCACGAAATCGTGAATATTACGGCCCCCTAAGACCTCCCGTCAGGGACTGTCCATAAAGGCCCGGTGACTTAATTGTCGCCGGGCCTTTTTTATTTCAAGGAGACCCCATGCCTGGTCCTGTTTCCGCTACCCAAGCCATCGACGGCAACGGCTTCGCCACCGGCGCTTTCCGCTCCCTCTCATCCGCCAAAGTCGCCTATACCGGCACCGCCGCTGCCGCCTCCGGGGATTACGTCGGTAAATTGATTCGCATTCACGCCACCACCGAATGTTTCTACCGGGTGGACGGAGTGACGGCTACGGCGGACGCGCCTTCGATCCACCTCCCGGCCAACGTGTTTCGCTACGAAGTGCCGTCCGGAGCGGTTTCGGCGATTCAGGAAACGTCCGGCGGCAACCTCTGGATCGATCTGTTGGGCTAACCGATGCGCAACTTAACCGACGCGGATGTCCAGGCGATTGCCCTGGCCGTTAAAGCCAATCACGAGTTCTCAGACGAGGACCGCCAGGACATCAAGACCCTGCTGGAAATCTATCGGGAATCCCGCTCGGCGCTCATCAAGGGGGTTATCAGCCTTGTCGTGCTCGGGATACTGGCCTTACTGCTGATCGGGGCCAGTTTCAAATTCAAGTGGGGGGGCGGATGAACCACCGTGGAAGATTTCAAAGGAGTGTTGTGACATGGCAAGCGGCATAGAATTTTTTACAGGGTTTGAGGGATGCGCTCTTACTGGCGATTTGCATAGTCTTTTTTCTTATGTCGGGCATACTTCTTATTGTGTTCTTTATGCTACGAAAGGTTTTAATAACGGAAACTGTTTAAGACTGTCAAATAGCAGTTATTATGTATCAAGAACTTGCGTTGCCAGCAAAACGAAAGCAACAGGAGCACATTTAAATGAAACATTGACAAACGCTACAACTTCGTTGTTAACTTCAATGTTTTCATTTGTCGGTCCTGATATTAGAATAATAAATTACAGCTCGACGGAATTAAGAGTATACAGAGTAACAACGTTAATAGGTACAGGGTCAACTATTATCCCGTCTGCTTTATGTCATGTTGAAGTTAAAGTTTTTAGTGATACAGTAAACGGGACGGTTGAAATAAAACTAAACGGTGCAATTATATTAAGTTTAGTTGATGTAAATACAGGAGGACAAGACATAACGGCAATTAGTTTAGGAACTCCAAACGCTCCGGGTTACTTGGATAATTTTTACATTGCTAATGATTTTCAAGGCGAACTTGTTAGCCTTTTAATGCGCCCTTCTTCCGATACTTCGGTTCAGTTTGCACCTTCAACCGGGACTGATAATTATACAATGATAATGGGGAATGATGGAGATACCACCTATGTTCAATCCGATACACTAAACCACAAAGACCTCTACGGTTTTGAGGATTTACCAGCTGGGTACACGCCAAAAGCCATCTCTCTAGTCACTGTCGCACGGAAAGACGACGCCGGGGCCAGAGGGCTGACGCCCATCATTAAACACGACAGCGCCGAGTACGATCAAGCTGAAGCGACGTTGGCGACCGCATACCCTGCCACAGCGGGAGCAGCAGTAGTTCGCATCCTCGACGAAGCCCCTGACGCCACCGAATGGACCGCTGCCAAAGTCAACGCTCTGCAAGCCGGGTTTAAGGTCTCTACATGACCATAGCCCGGATCACCCAGCAGTATTTAGAGGCTGCCGTAACGGCGGATACTCGCAATGCGCGGGTGACGCAGCAGTACATCGAAGTCGCGTGTCTGGCGGCCCCGCCGGAACTTCTGGTTGCGGATGGAACGCACGGCCATACCACCACCTCGCCGACAATCAGCCAGAACCACGCCCTCTCTGTCGCCAACGCGACCCATGCGTTGTCCTCGACAGGCCCGAGCCTCAGTATTACCCAAGGCGTTTCGCCGGTCAACGCTTCGCACAGCCTCACCTCCACCGAACCGGCCATCTCTCAGACGCACAGCCTGGCCGTCGCCAGTGCGGCGCACAGTCTCAGTTCGACAGCATCAACCCTGGCTATGGATGCGGCTGTTTCGCTGGAGATAGCCAGCGCAGCCCACGCCATCTCTTCGGCTGAGCCAGCCGTCTCCCAGATTCACGGCCTAGTCGTTGCCGACGGAACGCACACCCAGACCGCCTCAACACCGACACTCTTACAAGTTCACGCGCTGGCCGTCTCTAGCGGCGCACATACCACAAGTTCCGCCGAGCCAGCCGTCACACAAACCCACGCTCTGGGTATCGAAGATGCCGCCCATACGACGACCTCCACCGAGCCGCCTTGGACAGTAAACATTGCCCTAGAGGTTGCCAGTGCGGCCCACGATCTGGTCTCAACGAGCCCGGCTGTTTCCCAGGCCCACGCCCTGTCTGTTGCCAGTGCGACCCATGCGCTGACGACCTCCTTGCCGGTTTTCAGCCAAGACCACACCCTGGTCGTCCAGTCCGCGCAGCACAGCCAAACGGTGGAGGCGGTAAGTCTTGCCCAGATCCACGCCCTGCTGATCGATGACGGCGGGCATGTGCTGGTGTCCGACAACCAGACCGTCTACCACATCCACCAACTGGCCATCCAAAACGCTCTGCACAGTCACGGCGCTACCGCATTGACTTTGCAGCAGGATCATCTGCTGGCCGTTCAGTCCGCGCTGCACGCCACAATCAGCAGTCAGTCGGGGCTCACCGGCAACCATGTTTTGGTCGTCTCCGATGCGCTGCACGACCAGATTGCCGAGTTGGTGACGCTCGCCGATACCGGCCTGCCGGTGCAGCTGTCGGGCAGCCGCGTGTTTTTAATCATGGCCGACGACCGTGTATTCGTCATCGCCAAGGAGAATCGAACATTCGAGATCGAAGCAGAAGACCGACTGTTTGCCATCCACTAGGAGGGATTGTGCAAAAACCACCCAAAGACGACCACGTATTGCAGGTTCACGACGCCTATGTAGACGTTCGTGCCCTCTTCGACCGCAGTAAAACGACCACCATCAAGAAGGAGACCAACCATGGCCAAAGCCGTAGCTGACATTGTACTCGACGCCGCCCTTGACAAGATCGCCACCGCCACTGTTATGACCGCCTGTTCCGCGCAGCCGACCACCCGCACCGAAGCGGTAACGACCTACGCTCTGGCCGATATCACCATCGACGGAGCCGATTTCACCAAAGCCAACGGCGACACGTCCGGACGTAAAGTGACCATCGGCGAACAGACCGGGGTAACGGTCGATGCGACCGGCGATGCGGATCACGTCGCCCTGTGCGACGCCTCCGACCTGCTTTATGTCACGACCTGCACTTCGCAGACCTTGACCAGCGGCAACACCATGACCTTCGGTTCGTGGAAGGTAGAGATCGGCGACCCGGCGTAACGGAGGACTTATGCACACCGATGTCTACAGCGGAGCCGCGATCAACAAACACCCCGGCTCCGTGCTGACCTACCAGTTTGACTGGACGGAGTGGCTCGGAGCCGACACCCTCGCCACCAGTTCCTGGGTGGTGGAGACCGGCATAACCAAGGTACAGGACAGCAATACGACCACCGATGCCTTGATTAAGTTGTCCGGAGGCTCAGCCGGTAGCAGTTACAAAGTGGTTAACACGATCACCACGACCGGCGGCTTGACCGAAAGCATGGCGCTGACGGTGCAAGTGACGACCAGCGGGGTTTAAGGATGAACCGTCTTTTCCGGGAAGTGATTTTTACGAACGAACTCGGCGGCAACGCCCAACTCATTTACCGCTTTTCCGATCCGGACGGCGTACGCACCGGCAAATCCGGCTATTCCTTCGGTATCTGCCAGTTCGACACCCAGAACAATCCGAACGCCCTGCTCTGTCTGCGGGAATGCGGCTTCACTACCGACGAAATCCGCCAGATCAAACAGCAGACCGGCGATATCCGGCCACTAAATGCCAAACTGACCCCTGACGTGGTGGACCGCTGGGACGCGGCGCAATTGGTTGAATGTCTCAATACCCCGTTGCGATTATGCCAATCGTTGGGCATCACTTTGACCAATGAAGCCAAGCTGCACCTTGGGGATTACCACAACCAGTTCTACATGAGCAAGGGCGGCAAGATGCATAGCTTTCTTATGCGGTTGGGTAACGTCATTGCCGAAGATATCCGCGCTTTCAAACTGACCCTGCCCTGGGGAATCAAACGGCCCGATGACGTGCACCGCCGGTTTAACAACATCCGCCGGATCTGCCGATGAGCTGCTTTTGCGAGATCCACCGCCACCGCAAATGCTGCGACGTGTGTGAAGAACTCGACTGCCCGCAGGTCTGCAATACCTGCCACGCGCATTTCAGCGAACCGTGCCGCAATCCAGGTTTCCGAAGGAGAGAGCGTGAGCGACAAAAAGTGTACGGGGAAGACTGAGGTCTGGGCTAGATGTTGCGGTTACTTTTCACCGGTAGCTCGCTGGAACAAGGGGAAAAAGGCCGAGTTTAAGGAGCGCAAAACCTTCAAAGTAACGGTGGAGGCTGAGTGACCAATTCTACCGGTTTCCAGATAGAGCAAAACTCCCCAACCGTCACGACAATCAGGGTACCCGTACAACGCAACCGGCAATGGGAACAGTGGGCGCTCCTTTCAGCCGACCGGCATTTTGATAACCCGAAATCGCGCCAGGACATGCAGAAAAAGCACCTCGATGAAGCCAGAGACCGGGGGGCCCTGGTTTTGGATTTTGGCGATCTGTTTTGTGCCATGCAAGGGAAGAACGACCGGCGCGGCAAGAAGGGCGGCACACGCGGCGAGAATATCACCCCTGACTATTTCGGGAGCCTGGTGCGGAGCGGGGTAAAACTGTTCGAGCCGTATCTTGACAATCTGGCGCTGATGGGACCGGGCAACCACGAAACAGCCATTCTCAGCCACAACGAAATCGACCTGACCACCGCCCTGGTCGAGCGGTTACAAGACAAAGGCTCAAAGGTCGTGCGCGGCGGTTATCGCGGCTGGGTGCGCTTCCTGTTTAAAGGGACCACTTACGGACAGGGTATCAGCATGCACTACAGCCACGGCAGCGGAGGCGGTGGGGTAGTCACCAAGGGCGTTATTCAGGCCAACAGGCGGGCCGTGTGGCTGCCTGACGCGCAAATCGTGGTGAGTGGGCATATCCACGAGGCGTGGCAAGTCGAATACTGTCGGGCGCGATTAAGCGAAAAAGGAGCAGAGTTTACCGACGAGCAGTTGCATATTTGCCTGCCGACCTACAAGGATGAATTTACCGATTGCGCCAACGGGTTTCATGTGGAAAACGAGCGACCACCAAAACCTTTGGGCGCTTGGTGGCTGCGGTTTTATTGGGACCATATTAAAGAAAAGGTCAGCCTTGAGGCGACCCGCGCCAAATAAGCAGGAGGGGCACATGATAAAACAGGGAGACGTGTTCGCGGTCTGTTCCCGCAGCCCGTTCGCCAAGATCATCAACGCCGTTTCCGGCTGGAACTCGCCGGATGGGGAATCGGAATACAACCACGCCGGGATCATCACCGCCGACAACGGCCAGACCTTTGAAGCGTTAAAGACTTTGGATTATTATCACCTCGATCAGTACCGCGGGAGGAAGATCCTGATTGCCCGCCCAAGAGCGAGTTCGCCAATGCCCGCGTTATTGAAGGTCATCCTCGACCATAAAGGGCAGACGTATCCATTCTGGCGGCTGGCGCTGTTTGGATGGAACCCCCTGGCGCGGGTTATTTCCCACAAGGGCCAATTCACCGTCTGTTCGGAACTGGTGGCGAAATATCTGTTTCACCTCGGCGTGCGGCACGGCCAGTTTACCGGCACGACTCCCGACCGGCTGGCCGACGAGTGGGTCAAGTGGCGGGATTTCGACATCATCTTTGAAGGAGAATGGCAATGAAAAACAATCTGGTCGGCGCGATCCTGGCGGTTCTGTCTCTGTGCGGGCTGCTGGCGGTCATCGGCGTGTTGTGTGTCTACGAAATCCCGGAAGTCAATCGGGATTTCTTCAACATCGCTCTGATGGCGCTGGTCGGTTTCGTCGGCACCGCCTTTGGCTACCACCTCGGCAGTTCCGACGGTTCGGCGCAGAAGAACGCCTTGCTCGGCAAAGGGTAATCTCCCGCAGTTACTTTATTTCTTGTGCCGCAAATACTCATGCCGGACTTCTACCATGTGCCGGTTTTGGGATTCTTTGGGCAATTCCCGCAACATGACTAGAAGTATAGCCTCATCCTCGGTCAGAACTATTGTCTCACCGAGGTTTTTTATCAGCCCTCGCAGCTTGCCGGTGACCTTGGGCTGGCCGACGCCGTACAAGAGCCATTGGATATCGACCTCCTTTTCTTCGGCCCACTGGAGCAGGACTTTGACCAGCGTACCCCGGTTTTTCTGGTTGCAGAAATTGCTTTGGGATAATTTCAAAGCCTTCGCCAGTTGCGAATCAAACCTGACCCCAAGAACCTGCTTCGCCCGGTCGATTACCGATTCCACGTCTACCACTACACTCTC